GTCCTTTAGATGGAATATAATTCTGAAAGAAATAACCATTATCACCATCTAAATTAGTTTTATTACTATTATACTTGTCCTTTCTCCATTCTTTAATAGTTGCTGTTGCAGTTGCTCCCGATCCAGTAGGAATTAAATCAACCCTTACATTACTCTGTGTATAATTCTTTCCACCAGTAATCTTTGTAAATCCAGTGATAGCACCCTCGTTAGAGACTACTGCTACATAATCAGCAAATCTTCCTTTTCCTGCTAAATCTGTTATTCTAACTTCTGGCGGAGAAGAATAATATTCTCCAGCATTAATAATTGTAATACTAGTGATCTCACCATTTGTTACTACTGCATCACCTGTTCCATTCCTACCAGATAAAATCTCTACTGTAGGAATAGATGTATAATCACCTGGATTATCAACAATTACCGATTCAACAACTTGTCCAGCTCTTTTTGTTCTTGCTAAGTCAGAAACCCCATTAATAAGAATAAATGGATCTTGTGTATATCCAAGACCCCTTGTGTTGACTGCAATTTTTTGAATTGCTCCATTAAAGACAACTTCATCATCTTTATAACTTAAGAATGGAATTCCATTGACAGCAATACCAACATCTCTATATTGAGTCTCATAAGACTCAGTTACAGAAATAGGATTCTTTCTAATAATCTTTAAATTCTTTTGATCTTGTGCATCAGCAGGTAAAGTACCAATAGTATGTGATGGGAATCCTGAAGATGTAATATAATATGAATCAATATCTTCATAAATTGCTGAAACATTAGAATTTAAACTAACACCACCAATAGAAACAGCACCACCCACATTCCATCTAAGATTATTATGTTCATCAAATATCTTTACATCATTTGTGAGGAATCCAGCATCAGAAATATCAATCCTATCACCAGGATTTGAATATGGAACATCTGCAATATTATCTAAGTTATAAAGAACACCATAAATCAACAATTTAACACCAGAACCACTCACATTAACACCAGATGTTACAAGAGATCCTGTTGAATATGCACCAGCACCTGATCTAGTCTTAATTACAAACTGATTTACATTCCTATCTTCAAAACTAAATGTTTCTCCATCAATAAAAAATTCACCTTTGGGTTTCCACCCCATTGTGGAAAAAACATCTACCCTATCTCCACTACCAAATGCAGATAATACATTCTTTGTTAATTTTGTTTTATTAGCAATAGAGAATTCACCATTTACATTGGATTCTGAAAGGATAATCTCATACAAATCCTCACCATCATACTTACCAGAATATCTAACATTATCAACAATAGCAGATGCATATGTATCACCACTCTGCTCAATCTTCTGACCGATAAGATCTTCTACAGTACCTGATATGACTTTAACTTTAAGTGAATATGAACTAATCCAATTAGACTCAGAAGCTTTAATAGTATGGTCTCTTGGATATGCAACCTCTGGATTTGGGTCATCATTGATCAAACACTTAAACAAGAATTTGATAGAGTTATCAGTTCCCTTTGATTGATAAAAAGAACTTATATTTTTAATAAGTGTTCTCTTGTCAATGTCTCCATTTAAGTATGCTTCTGGAAAATCACTAAGATACTGTGTTTCAAAGCTTTTAATTAGTGCATATAAGAAGAGATTACTAATATTCTGTACTATAGAACCAGATGCATGATCTTCTGCTTGTGTAGTGACAAACTTACTTGTCTCATAAAGATCACCAAGAGTCGTATTACCACTTACACCACGACTAACTTCTAAAAATTCTGTATCTGTTCTACTGCCATAGAAACATATCTCATCATTTATCTTGATATAACCGCCATATTTGGGGAATGACCTAGCATCAACAACTGTGATTGTATCACTAGTAAATTGACAAAATGCACTAGTTGTTGTAGACTGTTTTAGTACATTCTTTTCGTAAAAATCAATATCACGATATGTCTGGAGATTATTAATAATATCCAGAGGTTGGCCTTGAATCTCTAATTGTTCATAATACTTCTTTATGAACTTACCAAAAAGTTCATAATCTTCATTAATGAAGTCAGGTAATTGAGACTCAACTAAGAGCGAGATTTTATTAGCAGTTTTTTGCACTACTCTTTATACGCAACGAATTTACTCTTTGACACATCTACGTCTAGATATGCCTCACGTTTAACTTCAATATCTTTATTAGCAGGCTTGATTCGCAATTCAATACGATTATCAGAGAAACTACCTTTTAAGATGGTAAGATCATACATTAATGTTTCACCTTTTTTATAATTAATAGTTCCTACAGAATCATCTAATAGGATCTTTTCACCAGTTAAAGAATCTAGTCTATATAGGACTATTTTACCATTTCTATCCTCAAGATATGAGGTATAGGTCGGGAATTCAAATGTTGTAAACCCTGTGGATGAAAGAACAGGATTGTTACAATCTATTAGGAAAGGATTCTGATAACAAACTTCATAGAATGTGGTCTGATTGATTTGTGCAATGAAATCCTTTCTCATAGTAACATTGGTATCATTTGAATTAATAGAACGATCTGTACCATCAATAACACCAATAAACTTTGAATATCTAAATTTACCATTGAATTTCTCTGTATCACTGGTTTTTAAATATTCTTGTACACCTTTTGTTACTTTTGCTGCTATTTCAGCAGGAAGCAATTTAGTCTTTGTACCACTATAATAGATATCACTATTCAATTCAAGATATAGAATGGAAGGATCAACAAATTCTGGTCTGATAGAAGCAACAGTATACTTCTTAAGATCTTTTGTTAAAATATTCTTAGTATATGCAGATAATGCAGCGGCCTCAGTGGGTTTCACGGAAAGGAATACCTTACCATATGCAGGTGGTTCTTGATCCTCTCCACCAAATACAATAATATCACTAATTGCAGGATACAATTTCCTAACAACAGAAGCATAATCGTGTGATGTTACCGCTCTATTTTGAGATCCGAAGAATTTTGGAGCATTGTACTTAATATTTGAAATATTCTCAATTGTTGCTCCACCACTTGCTGCAGCAGATGTTACAAGAGATCCTACATTAAAAGGAGTTAAAATTGTATTATTATTTGTATCTACTATAGTGCCATTAAAAGTAAAGTTCTTTGCTCCATTAGTAGCAGGTCCATTTGTTACAACATAAGAAATCTCAACAACTTCGTTATTCTTAAGTTTTTGTCCTAATATACCATCACCAAAGAATAGTTCATAATTTTCATCTTCAGTTTCATTAACAAAGAAAACTCTATCATCAGAACTAATATCTAATATATTACCTGCTTTTTCAAAAGTTTCATAAAATGTAGAACTAGCATTAGCATATACCTTTACTTTTATAGTATTAGTATCTGCAGATGAATTTTCAATAATAAATCTTTGATCTGACAATGAAGTATTAACTGTTGTCTTCGTAGTAACTAAAGAACCTTCCTGTATAGGAAGATCATCAAAAACTGCAGTACCATTATTAACTTCTGCCCTATGGTCTTCAGTTAAAATGAATTGATATAGTGAATTATCATAATTTGTTATAAATCCACTTCCTGCTTTAAAAATAATTGCTGGAGGAGCAGTTCCTGAAAATGTCAAGGAAAGATCTACTGTTGCTGTTGATGTGGTAATTGACTTGGGAGTATAACCCAATTGCTTCGCTAGAGACACCACGTTGTCCCTGAGAGTAGCAGAATCTAAGAACAGTTCATTCACCACCATGTTGGTGTTAAATGCCGTGTAGTAGGTATTATACGCCAATACATCCAGTAACTGACTGAGTACCGATCCTTCAAAATCGTAATCAGTAAAATCTGTTTGTGCCCTCATGTATTCTCTGAGAGCTGTCTTTACATCAGCAAAGTCTAAATTGTTTACTTGGGTATATGGCATTATCGCGTCCTACTTAGGAAGAACTCTACAGCAGTGGGTGGTACGTCCAAACCTATAATCTTATAGGTCATTTCAACATCAAATCCATTAGAATCATAATTTGGATTACATGTCAATGACATAATCTGAATTCTTGGCTCAAATGTGTTTATTGTATATACAATATTCTTTTTGATAGATATGGAAGTACCGTAATCTAATGGTTCAAACAAATAACTTCTTATATCAGATCCATACTCAGGATTCATTAATCGCTCACCTGTATTAGTGAGCAACAAATTCACAATTGCTTGCTTAATAGCAGAAGCATCCTTACTGACAATTAAATCATCAGTAACTGGATGCTTCTTGAATGTAATATTAATGTCCTTAAAGGACAATGTAGCCACCATTTAACTGACAATATAGGAAGTCTCAGTTATTTAGCGACTTTTAACCTACTTCATAAAATGTATACTTTAGGAATAGTTCATCACCCTTGTGTATAGGATGAATAGTCTTGATAAAGTACTTATCATCTTCACACCACTTCACACAATTAGGTTCATCACTATGATTAATAAAACCACCAAGTGGTGTTCTATAAATCACTTCATCTACAATTAAATGAGACATACCTAAAACCATTCCCGCTGGAATAGATTCTTTAGCAAAGATACCTTGTCCTGCTATAGGACTATCTTTAATATGTAACCAACTATGTAGTGCTTGGTAAGTCATATAGTTCTTCCTTTCGCTTATTACGATTTCGCTTTGCTGCTAGATCTAGATAACGATCTGCATCAGTCTCAGTAATTAAAGTCATACCACCCTCCATAAAGGATTCACCTTTGCATACTTTTCCACCTAACTTATGCTCATTGGGAACATAATCGGGGTTTTGCCACATTTCTTTATTCATTTTCGGAGTCTTCGGCGTATGGGACATAAGTATTTATTTACGATTTGCCCTGTCCCCTATAAGGTTTCTTCTTAGCATTCCTAGAAGTCGCTGAAAGCTTCGTATTCTTTGAATTACCTTGTCGTGTAACTTTCGCTACAGCAACTACTGGTTGCCCGTCGTTGTATAATGCCATAATATTCTATAACTCTCTCTATTATATCACACTTCGTCTGTTTCTGGTACTACTGGTACTACATTCTCAGGATTACTCACAAAAACTCTGTCTGCGCCACCAGTAACTGCGCCAGAATCTATTAGACTTCCAATCATTGCAATAGATTTACTACCTACTAATACCCTTTCATAACCAGTAGTAATAGGCACTGTATGTGATATGCAAATTGGTGGTACACCATGTGTGTGTGGATCGGATAAATCTCCTACTACCGCTGCAGGTTTTCCCCCTATCAGCACACGTATATTACCTGGACCTGCAATTTTACTTACTGTGTCACACCAGTGTCCTGTTGCAATTGCGTCTCCCACTCTACTTGCTGCTGGACCTGGCATGTAACTATTGCTTCTACTGCATTATGTAGGTAATTTAATGTAGAAGCAATACTCTCATACTCATCAGACTTCGGTCGCTTGTATATCAATTGAGGGTTCTCCAAAATTGAGATCCTCTTCTCCAACAACGTCAATTTCTCTGACAACAATAGGAGTGATTCGTTCAACTGATTCATGTTTAATTGGTTGCCTTGAGTCATCATCTTGTCCTGAGAAACGTTTTGCTGCTGCTCCTTCAAACTCATCACAAAATTGTTCAAAGTTATTCAGAATTTTATCGTAATTAAGTCGTGGATCCATCTTCATAATCGGTTGGTGGTGTTGGAGGACCGTCATGGTCATCAGGTGCATCAAATCGTACAGCATGTTCTAGATCACCAATCCTACACTCAAGATGATTGATCTGATCAGAAATCTGTTCTAATACCTCAATAATTCTGTTAATCTGATTCTCATGCACATGTACAGCGTAATTGGGATTCTCTAACAATTGCTTATGTGCATCATCACTACCTTCATATACTGGTGGAAATGCTTCGGCATAACTTGGATCTACATGTGGTTCTCCTGTAGTATATGGTGGTTGTGCCATAGTACCATGTGTTCCATCATTCTCTACCCATTCATCTTGCCCTGTCCATTCATCAGTAGGTGGGACATATTCCCCAGGTGCTGTCGCAGTGTTTGGGTCATACCCTGGTACTGCTGTGGGCATTTCTGGAATTAGTCCAGGTGTCTGTGTTACCTCTGTACCTGGTACTGGATCTTTGATATCTACGAAGTCGCTCTCTAAAGTATTCTGAGGCGGTTGGATATTTGAATCTGTCATTGGTTTGAATCCTTTCTTAAGTATACTTGGAATATCTCCCGCAGTAAATCTTATCTCGTCTTTTTTGGTCATTTTTTTGCTGGGAAATTTTTTCTATATTATAGCATTTAAATTGCCAATTTGCAAATACTATTTAGAGCTCGTTGGGATACTGTTGTAGACTTTTGAATGGATAGGAGTCCCGCTCGGCAACCCCCACCCCGCTAAGGGCAATAAAAAACCCTGCTCTTGGCAGGGTGTTGTGTTCAGTGTCGGTCGCTGATGTCCCAAACTCCCCAATCTGTGTGAGAGGGGGCAGGTCTGAGACCTTGCCTGATCTCGTGACGGATTTGCTCTTGCTCCATTTCTTGCCTGACCATGCGAGTGCAAAGGTCTTCTAGTCCAGGTGAGCAGAGGTAACCGTTGCCTTGAGTGAGCATTGAATCCATGCCGTGTGTACCCCTGTATTATAGGGGTACGGGGTGAGCAGATCAAGCAAGCGTTACACTCTGTAATTGTTTCTTGATCTGCTTGCCTACATGATCACGGGTGTGGTATGGTATGGTGACCCGTTTGGTTGCATTCTCATGCTTGTAAATGTGGTGCTTGCCACCGTGACGGGTAAGCACCCAACCTAACGACCTAGCGAGTTTAGTCAGTTGCTTGCTGGTCATGCTAAACCAGGCATCAAGAACTCACATCTAAACCCTGCCTCTCTGTAAAATGCTAGCATCTCAAGTGCTTGCTTGTAGGTCGCAAAAGAAATTTTGCGTGGGTTGGTCTGGTCGTGCGGCATCCAGTAGCGGATGACGTTCTGAGATTTGGTCATTTAAAAATGGCGTTGGTTTGCAGTTGAGAGATCAGTACAGATTCTTGCCTGTACATTCGCTTGTACTCATTGGCGATGTGCTCAAATTTGGGCATCATCTCAGCGAGTTCTGATTCGGGCATTTCAACGTAGAGGATCTTAGTCTGCTCCTCTTGCCCCTTCCAAAATCCGACAGCATCCAAGATGGTGCCGAACTCAAGAAGGGGCATGATGACCAGGTGAACAAAATCAGTAAACATTGCCTCGCTGACCGTGCCAGCATCAGGAATGTTCCTGCCCATCGTCACTTCTAGTCTGATCATGAAAACCTCTCTCTTGACTTTTATAGTATGGCACAAAAAAAGCACCCCGTGGGGTGCTGGTGTGCAGTTCACTGATTGTCTAGTCTCCAGTTCATCGTGTCCATAACCCCTATGTCAAAAATGCGGGTCAGGTGTTT